AGTTGGAAGAGTACCTAATTCTGAACCATACGTTTTAGTAATAGTTGATGGACTAGGAGTGCCACCACCGTTACCATTGAATGTTGCAGTGTAACTTCTAAGAGTAGCAGTCCACTGAGCATAATAAGTAACGTTTCCTGTTACAGTAGTAGATGCAGATATTTGAGTACCACCCGTTGTAGCTGTAAACCAACCCTTAAATGTATAAGTGTATTGAGCATCAGCAGCTCTTGTCGGAGTAGGTAATGTGCCTAAAGTAGAACCATGAGTCTTAGTAGTTGACGTAGGACTTACAGAACCACCATTAGGATTCCAAGTTACAGTATATGACTTGAGAACAAATACCGGAGTAATATGAGTATTGGCAGTAATGTTAGAAACTGTCAGAGGATTAGCAGTAGAGCCATTAGACCACTTGCTAAAGTTATAGCCAGTACTTGGAGTAGCTGTCCAAATAGCAGAACCACCATATTCTACACTAGACTTATTAACGCTCGCTGTACCACCAGTTGAATTAGCGGTAGTAGTTGTGAAAGTCTTAATTGTAAACTTAGCAGTTAAGCTGATATTGGCAGTAACAGCAAATGTATATGAAGCATTGCTAGATACTTTAGTTGTTCCATTGTACCAACCAGCAAAATTATAAGCAGCCTTAGGAGTTGCAACCACAGTAGCATTAGCACCGTGTTCTACAGTTTGACCAGCAGGACTTACAGTACCTTTATTTATATCCTCAGAAGTTGCATTAACAGTATAACTCTTAATCTTATATTTAGCAACAAGAGTTCTATTAGCCGTTAAAGTAACAGCAAAAGAAAGACTTGTAGAAACAAGATTAGAGCCTTCATACCAACCAACAAAATCATACCCAGTAGGAGCAGCTTTAGCAGTTAATGTGACACTAGTATCACGATAATAAGTTCCTTCTTTAACTCCACCTGTAGCAGATGCACCAATAGAACAATCACCAACATTTGTGATAGTAGTTCCTGAACTATTGGTAGTTGAAGAAGAAATCTTAATAGTAAACTTATCAGCTTCTACTTGAGTACAATTAATAGTTTTCGTAATACCGCTGACTGAAACAGTAACAATAGTTATTCTGCTCGCACCGGCATTCTTACTCGCAGTTAAACCAACCATTTTATTACCCGTACCACTCTTAGCGGCAGGGGTAAGCCAAGAAGCAATAGCCATTTTAGTACCCCTCCCCTAATTATGAAACCGTCCATTCGACGTTAGAAGTAACATTAACAGTTTGAGTTCCACCAGTAGCTTCGAAAGTAAGAGAAGTCTTATCTAATTCGAGATATGGATCTTGAGTAAACTTAGCAATATAAGTCTTATCCGCGTCAATAGTAACACTTAGAGTTACATCGTCAGAAACCTTAACTCCATCTTTCCACCAACCGCCAAAGCTATAACCCTCAGCAGCTGTAGCATGAATAGTAGCAACAGTACCATCCTCAAATTCAGCAGTTTCAACTCCCAAATTAGATTCTTTATTGATACCAACACCACCTTGAGCTACACCTTCATCTTCGGTTTTAACTGTAAGTGTATAATGTGTGGGTTCAGGAATAAGATCACATTCAATAGTAACCTTAATGTTTTTCTCAACCACAAAGCTATACTGATTGTTACTGTTAAGAGTGATTTTAACACCATCAACAAGCACTTTATTCAAAGTATAACCCGGACTTACATTAACTTTAATCTTACAAGTATCACCATCATTATAAGTACCAGCACCTTCCATTGTAGCACTTCCATTAGGAATAGCTTCATAGGTGACTTGGAATTGATTAAGTGCATCTAATTCAAATTCAGCTTCAATAGATTTATTATTATCCATAACAATATCTCGAGACGCTGTTGATGGAGCACCCGAATCTTTCCATCTCTTAAAGTGATAACCTTTATCAGCTAATGCTTCTACAGAAATAGTAGTTCCATCTACAATATCAGAATAAATTTTAGAACCCGTATAATAATCCCCCCAACTATTATCAGTTTTTACTCTACATTTACCATTAGCTCCAGCAACAACTGTTAATTGTCGTTTGATTACTAAAGCTTCAAATACAGCTACATGAACTGAATTTTTATTAGATTTTGTTGTAAATTCAGTAGGATTATTTGTAGTTTTAATACCGCCAGTATTCCACTCTTTAAATACAAAATTACCTTTAGCACGAGCCTCAATAGAATAAGTAATATTTGGATCGAGTTCAAATCTATGTTCAAGTGTAGACCAATTACTCCAAGATTGTTCACTTATCTTATAACGAGTTTCATTAGTACCATCAGATCTTACTGCAATAGATACTTTATCAATAGGAATTTGTTCAAATATACATCTAAGAGCCATATTCTCATTAATAATCATAGAATATGGATTATCTTCAGTAATACCACCTTTATAAGCCCATCTAACAAACTTATAACCAGAATCAGCTTCTGCTAAAACAGTAACAGTCTCTCCTGCTGGAACTTGAAATCTAGGATGACCTTTATCTAATTTAGAGTATTCACCTGAACCAATCTTATATTTACATTTACCATTAATATCAGATGTAACATCAACCGTATATTTTGTAATAGGAGCTTCTTTAAAATAGTAAGAAAAATCCATATTACTATTAACTGCAACTTTATAAGGATTAGATTCAGATCTATCACCACTAGTAGAAGCACAATAATCAAATAAATAACCCTTATCAGGAACAGCTAATATTTCAATAGTTTCTCCTTTTGTTACACTAATGTTAGAATGTGAAGCAGATTCATTTGAATATTCATTGGAACCTACTTTATATTTACACTTACCATTAGAAATAACATTGATATTAACTTGATAAGTTTCAGGTTTAACAGTTTCTTTTTTAAAATAAGCAGTATAAACTTTGCGATGCAGACCTTCTTCAACAATGATATTATTTTCATTATTAGGAAGATTAGCACCAGTAGGAGTTACCCACTTTTCAAATTCATAACCGCCGTTAGCTTTACCAGCGATAGTGACAATAGTCTTTTCCGGAGCAGTGACTTCGTGTCTTTCTACCCATTGAGACCAAGCATCATTAATATCTTTATATCGAACTAAACCATTCGCATCTGCCACGATACTAAACGTGAAATAACGAATAGCTTCTTTAAAGTTTACCGTAATCGTAAGATCTCGTGTAACAACGATGCTATATGTACCATTACCATTATCTACAAGATTACCACCAGAAGCAGTAACTGTATCAACAGCCCAACCCTCAATCGGACTAGGAACAATTATTGCAGTTTGACCAGACTTATAAGTACCGCCACCGCTAACTGAACCTTTATCAGCAGGATTAGTTATAATAGTTACATTGTACTCCTCAATAACAGGAGCATCAAGCTCGAAGTGTGCAGTATAAGTTTCATCTTTCTCAACAACAAGATCATATTGAAGATTAGTAGAAACAATACGATTTAAACTATCAGTCCAATGAGTAAAATGATACCCTTGAATTGCCGCAGCTGTTATAGAATGCCTTGTACCTTTTGGGAATGTTCCGGCACCAACTACATATCCTGCATTAGCCGGATCAGCATTGACATTAATATAGAATTGTTCAATAGGAGCTTCATCCTTTTCAAATACGCCTATCAAATCCATATCTTTCTTAATAATAAAAGACCAATTAGGACTGATAGACATAATCTCATTAGTATGGAACTCTTTCCAACCTTTAAAGTGATAACCTTGAACAGGTTTAGCATAAAGTTCAACACGACTACCAGCTTCAAATTGGAAACGGAAGCCATCTGAGTTTTCATCAGGAACAATAGCAGAACCACTACATCCAACAATACCACCTTCTTCAGGAGAAGGAACTAAAGTAACTCTATAGTAATCACGTTCGATATGACCAGACTGCATAAAATCTTGAAGATCTTTGATGTAAGTCCAAGCACGAATATATGTATCTTGACAACCACAAGTATTATTTCTAACACCACGACTAGGATGCACATAATTAGCTTTAAGACCAATGCAAACAAGAGTGTCATCAGTCAAAGACTCACTACCAACAATTAACTCTCTATCAATAGCAATAATATTACCATCAGTAGTTAGATTAATTTCGCAGCCTTTTTCATCATACATATAGTAACAACCATCAGTACGATGATAGAAGAATCGAACGTTATGCTCACGCTTAGGAAATGTACCAAGAGGAAGAACTTGTTTTAACTTGACAATTTTAATATTACATTCCATAGCATTAAGTTTAAACAAATATAACTACGCAGAACAGTTAAGCACTGCGTAGTTTTCCAAGCAACTTTAGTCAGTTGCAGTATTCAGAGAAATGGCATTATCGCCGGAACCTTTAGCTAAAGTCTTAATAGCTTCAAGTTTATTTACAACAGCATCGATCACAGCTTCCGTACCAACAATGATTTGGAATTTGCGAGGACTATTGTTATCAGCGGCAATCTCAGGGAATTGATTAAACTCAGCCGTAGAAATAACAAGATAAGCGACTTTACTAAAGCCAACTTTCGGGTCACCAATACCCCAAGCTTTCTGCCACTCATCATGAGGATTCCAACCCATGTTAATCAGAGAATAACGAAGGTCTTCATCACTAAGAGCAACATCAGCTAAGAAACCGGATAACTTTGTATGTTCAACGGTAATAGTACCATTGGCTTTTTGATCGGCAAGAATACCGAATACGTTCATCGTCAATTTGGTAGGCTTTTTAGCAACAACAGTTATCTGAACAGCACCATCAGCTTTCTCGATAGTAATATCAAACAACTCTTTGTTATAAGCGGTAAGACTAAGGTTTTTCTTAATCTTCTCTACCAACCGATCAACGGTATCAGTAGCATGAATCCGAACAGGTATTTGAACAATCTGAGGATTAGGATTAACCGTCAGACCATGACGATACTCCTCAGAAGAACAAATTTCAATAGCACCACAGAACTCAGCATCTGCATTATATACAATACCTTCAGCAGGCTTAAGTGCCGGATTCGTAAGACCTTTAAGAATAATAGTTTCTTTCTGATCTTTCTCCGTATATTTACGAACATTATAAGTGAAGTTAAAAGGATTAATATCCACTCCACGTTGATTCATAAATCCACCGTCCTTAGTAGGAATTGCAGACATAATTACAAACGGCTCAGGTCTACCAGTAGTAGGCAAAGCAGTACCATAAGCAGTACAAATGCCGAGTTGACCGTTAGATAACTTAGTATCAACAGTAACATTATCGACAAATGTTTTTCCGTAACTTACAATTCTCATAGTAACGTTTTATTTTAAAGAATTACTTTCATTTATAGCAATTTGATAACCTTCATCTTTAAGTTTACCAAGAAGCTTCTGTGTAGCAAGGTTAATAATCTCGGTTTTAAATGGAAGTTCAGTAGCAGTATCAGTTACAATATCAAACCTAGTAGGTTGTCTAAGATATGTGATAGCAACATCAGTAATCACAAACGTATCATCCATATCTACTAAAACCCTATTACTTTCTATCGTACATATAGGATGAATGTGTCTATTAAGACGATTGTGATACGTTTGAAGCATATCCCTACGCTGAACATCAGAAACTAAATCCATACCAGCAGATTTGTTCTCTTGTACCTTTGTAACCACTCCGTCAGAAGTGATAACCTCGTATAAGCCCGAATAACACTTGTAGTCAAATTGTACTAACTTAATAGTATATTTATCTTCAACTACAATTAGCTGTGGCGTATCGAAGTAAAACACTAGTGATTCGGGGTAATACTCGTTATTGTAGCGTTCATAAGTCACATTGTAACCTTTTCGCAGCAATATGGAGAGCATATAGTTGATATATTCAAATAGACCCTCTTTACGATAGATCTTAGCAGGATAATGAAACGTAACGGTATCATTACCAATTTGAATAACGAAATCTTCTATATAACCGGGAATAGTTTTAAATAGTTCACTGATATTAACAATGTAAATCCTAGTAGTAACAGATTCAATTGCTCGATAACGTTTAAACTTATCATATATAACACTTGCATTATAAGAGACGCCATGTAGGTAATTCGCAGGCAAAAAAGCGAAGCCTCTATTACCCTCATTTGCTAGAAGGTAAAGAGGACTTCTATATGTAGTCTTTAGCACCTGCAAATCATCGTAATAACGACCAGTCTCTTCAAAGGCTTTAATCTTTTGCGTAAGCAGTACGTCAATAGCTTCATTAAGAGCAATATCAATATACTGCGGACGAATAGATTCTTGCCTATTAGCATTAATCTGCTGAATCTTATCGTTTACAGCAATATGTGCTTCTTTACAACTACTATACATACTGACACTATTTTATTAGTTTATAACCGAAGCTTTATAAGCAGTGAAAAGTTGCGCTTTATATTCAACATTTTCAGGAGCAGCTAAGAAAGCCATAACACCCTCAATAGAAGAACCAAGAACTACTTCCGGACGCACAGTATCAAAGTAATTATCACCATCTTTCGTAATGACTTGAGCGGCAAGTAACTTATAGACTTGTGCCATTGCTTCTACATTCTTGTTATCAAACAGAGAAATAAACGCATCTGCATTCGTTTGAGAAAGTTCAGCTACAGCTGTCTGCAAATCTCCATGCTCCATTTTAATAATCTGTAGAGTATCGGCAGGAGCATTACAGATAAGCATATTTCTAATACGTTTATAAGAAGACTCATCACCTGTGAACAACTGAGCCAACTTAGTAGCAGTATTAACAACAGCTTTAGTCTTAGCATCTTTCATACGCTTAACATCTTCAATGCTATGTAAGTAAAATCGAATATTAGTAGATTTCTCAACATCTTCCGGTTTATTAGCAACAGTAGAAGTAAGTAGAGCAAGACGCCAAAGAATATAATCTTGCGGCTTAATAGGAGTCATGTACATATACAGATTCTCTTCATGAACCGCAGTACCTTCACCAAAGAGCATAGCATCAAAGATAGCTTTCTCTAATTTATTCGGAGCAACCTCAGTATTAATACTGTTCTTTTTAGCCCAATCAAGAATAGCATCACGTTTAACAGGATCGTTAAGAGAAAACTCCCAACCAGTTTCAAGCTCATAACCTTGAGCGGGAACTTCAACAGTTGAGTTTTTAAGATGCTTCAAAACGAGGTCTTGAAAGTTTACGTTACGGCTATCAGCAGAAGCTCCAATGATCGTAGGAAGTATAGAAGCCATTTCAGCAGTTTTACTAGATAGAGTAAGAACCGCTTTAATGCTCGGACCGAAAATAGTATTAAAAGCACCAATACTTTTCTGATTCACGACTTGAAACATAGTCGGATTCAGCTTTAACGCTAAGGTTATTTTGCGTGAGTATATCATATAGTTTATACTTTAGTAAGTTTATACTTTACAATAATCGTAATGTACGCTTATTCAAAAATCATTTCAGCCCAGAAAGAAGTAGTACCATTAAGCATATTGATACCTTGTGAAGACATAACCTCATAAGTAGCAATATCCTCTCTAGTAGATAACATCTTACTATAAGCACCCCACTCTTTAGGTAGCGGAGTAATACCTTGATAAACACCGTACAAATATTCACGACCCTCTTCACAAACCAACTGAATATTTGCTTCACCACTCGTGTTATCAATAGAGTGATCCAAGAACACCATCGTATAAGAGGTAACAGGAAAGCCACCATACATACGACCATTCTTACGATCCATTTCGGCACGAGAACCGGTATCAAACAAATCTACAACCTTAACAGAAACGGTAGCTCCGGAATAGTGCTTATACTGATTGAAGTATGCACCATAAGAAAGGATACCACCACGGCTTTGAATCTCCTCAGAACCTAACTTATCAAAGTAACCATTTCCGATAGCTTCATTCTTAATACACTGTTGGAACATTTTAGAACCACCTTTACCGGTATAAAGAACGATATTTTTGTTACTCAAATCAATATCGTTACGAACTTCAAAGATACGAGAAAGAATCATATCAATAAGCTCGATAGTCATGAATGAGTATTCGAAGTAGTTACCAAATGCGATAAGAATATCACGAACACCAGCACCACGAGGAATAGGTTTATTTGAATGTTTTTCTTGATTGTGAATAACACCATTAATATCACGGTTATAAGCAGAGAACCACAAATCCTCTTCTAACAAACGTCTACGCATGAACTCGAACTGACGCATTTCATAAGGCATCCAAAGAGTACCTTTAGAACCATCATCATAATCAAGTTCAAACTCGGTTACAATATTAGCAATATTACCGGTAATAATTTTGGAGAATCTATGGAAACCAAATTGGTTAGTCATTTCACTCCAAGATTCAGCAGTAGAACGAGAACCAGTAGATAATTCACCGGCAATCGTAGGAGCACCCATACCCCAATATTTACCTCTCTCAAAATTGCTGAGATCAATAAACTCATCAGGATTACCACCAAGGATAATCATTTCATAGATATATCCACCGGAAGCAGTCTGCTCACCATCGGTCTGCATACGAACCATGTGCTTTCCGTCAGGAGTAATAGCAGAATACTGATAAGGAATCCAGTTATCTTGGAACTCCGCTTTGAAAGACATAAACCCTTTACCGGGGGTTTGAGTAGGCGTAATCAAACGCACAATCGGGGAAGTGACAGTAGGTTTCCCCATAATCTTCCACTTATACTGAGTATCACCAGCATTAATAGGTTTCTTACGAGAGATATTCCCTTGACCTTCTGTAAGAGAAAGAAGAGGGAATTGATTACTGTTCCTACCCCAAAGATAAGTAAGAGACTTATTCAAATCGACAGCACCAAGAACATTAAAGTTCAATAGCATATCGGCATCAGAGTAAACCTCTTTGGAATACTGTTTTTTTCCAATTTCTCTAAGCATAGTTACGATAATTATTTATTTGAATCAATAATACCACCCGGAACAATAGGACGTCTATTAGGATTAACTTTAGTACCGCCACCTTGAGTGGATACCTTAACTTTAGGTTTACCACTAGAAGTAATGTTCAAACGACGAACAGCTTCTTGTCGTATAGATGCAGCAGCTAACTGACTAATATCAGCACCTAATAAGTTACGAAGTGCTACCATAGCGAACGTTTCATTATCAGCAAGCATATCAAAAACATCTTTCTGAGCTTGCGTATAGAAATCACCATTAACTTCAACAACAGGAGCTGTTAAATACTTGACAATATCTTTACGAGAAAGAATTTGCTCTTTACCATTAACAGTTCTTTTAACGCCTGCTGTTGGAATTGCAAGACCTCCGATAGTACCTTTATTAACGATCTTATCGTATAAAGAATCAGGAACGTTAAGCACTTTAGCTTTACCATTCTCATCATAGGTAATACCGTAGGCTTTATCAAGAGCTTCTTGAGCAGCTTGATATTCGGCTTCTTGCCTAGCATTTGCAGCTTCAATCTCACGTCTCTGGGCATTGGCAAGATAATCAAGACTCTCTTTAGCAGTTTCAGTTAATACTTTATCAGCTTTAGAAAAACGAATAATACGTTCGATTTGAGCATCAGAAGTACCTTTACGTTTTTCAGCAGAACGAATAACAGCTTCTAACTGATCATCTGATTTATCTTCGAGGGTCATTGTAGTCCAATCAACATGATTAGCAAAACCCTCAAGAGAACCATACGTTTGTTTGTAAAGAGCAGCTTGATAAATATCCGGATTAGTACGGAAGAAATTGTTGATAGCTTCACTTTCAGCTTGACGTTTAGCAAGCTCTGCAATATCAGCATCACGTTGAGCAAGACCTTCAACGGTCATTTCATATTTCTTAGGAGTACCATCAGCATTTACCGGGGTTAAACCAGAAATAGCAGAAATAGCAGAAACATCTATAGTTTCTTCTTGAGTTTCAGCAGCAGCAAACTCATCTAACTGAGCTTTAGTGTAAACAATTTCTCCATCTTTAACGGCATTACCGTCAGCATCAAGATCATACTCAACATCACCATCATCGGTAGTAAGAACAATCTTAGTAGGAGTTTCAGTTTCAGTTTCAGTTTTTTGAGTAGCAGTTTTAGCAGCTTCTTCTTCAGCTTTACGTTTAGCTTCTTCTTCTTCTGCTTTCTTACGTTCTTCTTCTGCTTTAGCAGCTTCTTCTGCTTCTTTAGCAGCTTTAGCCGCTTGTTCAGCAGCTATCTCTTCCGCAGTTTTAGTAGTACTACTATCAGTAACACCACCGGGAACAATAGGATTTGGCATAATGTTTTATCTTTTATAAATTAAGTTATAACAGTGGCAAATGTAATAATAATATATGTATTAAAAATGGCATTAGAAATATTATTAGAAACAGCATTAGTACCGCCTATCACACGGCTCTCTGAAATTTCAATTAATTTATGCCATTTTAAGGCTTAAATGAAGACCTCTGACGAACCCAAATTCCAATCGATATAGTTGTTCAATTCGACAAAAATAAGAGCCTACATTAAGACTTTCGTGGCTTATTGGCGTTAATACGATTCATGCGCTTTTGTTCTTCAAACTTGGCACGTTCCAAATTAACTCTATCAATATCTAAGTTTAACTTAGTCATTTTAAGATAATCGTCAAGAGTACCACTATTAGATTCATCTTCACTAATATAATCATTACCATTCTTATCTACTTGAAGCTTAGCATCAGTAATAATAATATTAGTAAGATTAGTATCAGCAGCAATAGCTTCCTTAGAATCGCGATCAAGTTGAGCTTGTTCAGCTTCAAATTTACGTTGAGCTTCCGCATTAGCAGCACGAGTTTGTTCAATCTCAGCATCCCACTTCTTTTGAATCTCTTCTTTTTGAAGTTCAAATTGACGTTGAGCTTCGGCAGCTTCTTTAATATATTTGCGTAAAGAAGCAACGTTATGATTACAAACAGCCTCAGCAGCTACATCATAATTTCCATTTTGAGCAGCACCAAAAGCAATTTCCTCAAGCTTACGCACTTGTTCATTAAGTTCAGCAGAGTTACCAACAAAGATACCTAAATTAGAATTAACAAAGTCAGTACCATTTACACGAACTTGAACAATCTCATTGGTATTAGGATCTACATAAGAACCTTCATAGCCATCAATCCAAGCAATTTTAGCAGCATCAAGATTAGCCATCATATCACGAGAGCGGAAGCAATCAAAGATTTTAAGTGACCACACAGATCCCATTAGAGCCTGATTAAGTCCCATCTCAGTAACAGCTTTACCGGCACGAGCTTGAATATCTCCCGCACGCTGATCGTTCATATTAGCAAGTTCATACGCTTCTTGCTTAATAGATTGCTTAATTTGATTAATAGTATTAAGATAATTAATCATTGTAGTATTAGCAATCTCTTTAATAGCTTGAAGTGATGCTTGCTGTTTAGCTATTTCACTATCATCAAATACAAGAGTACCATCTCGATTAGCTGCATCAAGACGCTCTTCCATAGTCATATCTTTAGTATCAGCTAAGAAACTTTCAGGTATCAATAGCCATGATCGGAATTTACTAATAGTACGTTCCTCAACTAAAGTATAAAGACGATAAAGAGCAAGATAAGGTAATAAGCGATAAGGAATAGGTTTAGGATTATTAAGAAGCATCAAACGACTTAAACCATTATAAGGTAATTTACAATGATTAAGATTATTCACTTCTTCACGTTGAACAATGATAGGTTGAGATTTAGTATATACACCCCAATCTTTATCACCAAAACGATAAGCTTCCCAACATTGAAGAACCCAAGTATATTCAATATCAATATCACCAAGAGTAGTATCTAAGACATAATCTTCATCAACAATCTTTTGCTCAATCTCACCATAAGCATTAGTGTAAGTAAGAATACCACGCTTCATAGGAACCTTAAAAACACAATGACGAGCTTTGAGGACCCCGGTAGAGGGCAAGGAGTGGTACGGAGCAGCATTCTGCGCATCAATCGTAGGATTAAAAGCAATCTCACGAGAACGAAGCATAACAGGAGTAACTGTATATTCACCCGTACTTTCATGATTATGAATTATATCTTTAATGTAAGCAATATCTCTTTTAGAAAGAACTTCTTGATATTCACCAATTATATCATTGATGTTAATATCAAACTCTCGCATCCCATAATCATCATCTTCAACAAAAAGATTACCACTATCAATTCGATAATACTCAAGAGGAGAAATAATTTCAAAGATAACATCATTGTATCTTACATCACGATAAGAATAAACACTTTCAGTGCAGAACCAATAATAGAAAGCTTGAATATATTTCTCATTAGCTTTAATAAGGGAATTAAGAAGATCAAGAGTTTTCTGACCACGATCAGCTTCTTCATCAATCCAATCCTTAGCAGCTTGTTTCATAAAGTCTTCAGCAGATGGAAGATCTTTAGAAGGCTCACCGGTTTGAACACCATTAGCATTCATGATGTTTATAAATTGCTGACGAAGAAGACCATCAAGAGCAACACGAAGATCAGCGTTACGTCTAGTGACAACATCAATATCAGCATTATAAACTTGGTAGTTATTATAGGTGTTAATGAACTCTCCTATATATTTCTCTTTAATAGGAGTAATAAAATCAACATCTCTAATCTTACCAGGCAAATCTTCTTTTCTACCATTAACGGAGTTGTAGGTCGCCATTACATACTTGTAAGTAGATTCATCTACAATTCCATTTGCAGCGTCAAGAAAGGCTTTAATATCTGCTTTATCATTATTAGAATGAGCAGTAGCAATAACCCAATCACACATAGCCTTAGTCCAAACAGCTCCACGCTTAGTAGCTTCCGAAGCAAAAACATCAGGCTTTTCTAAAGAATTAGGAATCTTAGAAGCATCCATTTAACGACGATTTAAACGATTTGCAATACGTCTGTCATTATTCTCTGTATTACCTTCAACAAGACGCTTAGTATTTAAAGAGTCTGCAAGAAAGACATACATAGCAACAATAGCAGCACTAATATGGTCGAAGTTACCCTCAGCAGTAAATCTCTGACACTCTAGAAGCAATCGAACACTACTAATAGACTTAAGTCTACGAATAGGTTTACCATCAGCAGTATATGAAAGAGGTTCATAAATAAACTCCTTTAGCATACGAAGACCATTATATTTCTTATCGCCATCACCAATCACAATACCATAATCATTATTGTTAGGATTAGTCAATTTACGAGTATTGGCATTGGTTGGGTCAAGCATTAAGTAACGTCTAAGTTTATATTTAATGAAGTTAGAAACAGTCTCACCAGTACCAGCTTCCGGACAACATTCAGCATTATACATAAGACACATACCCATAGTGACTATATCGTTTTGCTCCATTGTGTCCAAACGTCCTATATATTCGCATACAAGTAGTTTTTGATTTGGATATGGAGTAATAGTATTACTACGCATCCATACTTGTGCAGAATAAAGAGAATGTTTATCTGTTACGTCTTTTTGAGCCTTATCTACCTTATACGCATCCACACTAACAAAATATAAATCTTTAGGCACTTCACCATTTACTAAGAACGGACGATAGTACATTCTAACGCAACCATGAGTATCATCACGAGAACCATGCGGAACTTGATTAACAAACTCATGGAATCTACCTTTACCAAATATATCACGTTTAATACATTCAGCTTTTGGTATAAATTCAGCTTTATTAGAATTACCTAAATCATTAACGACAATCCAACCGTCTTGAAAGAATCTAGTAGCATTATCATTAATTAAATCTGAAACGTGTAGATTAAGTTCAGGAGAAGCGAACATATTCTCTGTTGTATTAATGAACGCTTCGGCAGGAGTATTAGCACGTTGGGCTTTATAGATTATATGAGTTTCACTATCATTATTATGAAAGTGATTCTCTTTATCTTGTTTATCCCAAGCATAAGCAGTGAATATAATCGAATTACCACGTTCAACATAAGGTTCACAATCCCATACTTGTGGAAAGAAGAAACCACATACTTCATGACGTTTATTAATATCCCAAACGTTTTCCATGCAAAGCATCTTATTCATTTTGGGATTATAAAAGGCTTTACTAAATGCAGCCCAGTTAGCACCTTTAGTACCACCTGTACCATAAACACGAATAGTACCAACAGATATAGCACCAGATTCTGTATTAGATAAAGTAACGTCAAGAGCTTTTTGAAGGTTAGGACACTTACCAGCTTCCTCGAAGTCAATCTCAATAGCTTTCTTACCTACAGCAGCAGATTCATTCTTACCAATAGCAACACTATAAAGATTAGAAAGCCAACCAAAGTTTTTGAGACCTTTAGTTGATACACGATAACCCATTAGTATATCATCAATAGCTTCTGAAATGTAACCTCTTTTCCAAAACGTATGTTCCTCAAAATGGTCAAGACATTTCTTAGCCATAAACGTAGTAGCACCTTTATCTGTAAGATAAGCTAATTGGTCAGCAGCAAGAGTTACCGTAACATTCGGAAATAAGTTAATTGTATTTGCAGCTTGACTACCACGTTTATATGAGAAACCTTTACGACGAGCTTTAGCCTTAGTAAGATGAAACTTATTATTAGCTATAAATTCATCTATTTTAAAGTTCCAATAATCACCATCCCAATAACGAGGAAAACCCATAACAGTCTCAACGTGTTCAGCACCTTCACGTTTAAGTCTTGCACGTTCTTTATCATTAGGTGTACGTTCAATACGACCATAATTAAGATAAGTATAATGCGCACCGGTTATACGTAAAGGTTGAAGTAAACTTTCACGTTCCTCATCAGTAGTATTAACATCAAAGAACTTAGGAATATCTTTATAATAAAGTTTAGCTTTAATAAAAACACCTTTCTTACGACGAGATGTTTCTCTTTGCCAAAATGATTCATAAGCCGGAGTACTAGGGTCATAATCACAATACGTACCATATTCATCAAAAGTATCAGCAGCTTTAGAAAGTCTTTCTATATTAATAACAATGAAATCAATATTCATAAGAATACCACCAGAGTTACCAATAAGAAAATCATTATCCGGATCATATAAAGGCTTATTAGTAATATAACTAATACCCTCGGATGCTTTCGGATATTTACTTTTATCTTCACAGAGATAATCTATAAAAGGAATATCTCCACGTTTATAGCCCCACTTATTCTCAGGAGCAGCATTGATGCCATCACAACTATTTTTCCAATAAGCATGAATAAACATAAAGTTATCAATAGCATCTTGTGAAAACTTATATTTACTATTCATAGCTTAATCAATCATATCTATTCCACCACCAACACCATTATCTATATTGTTATGCACATCCATTGAAGCAGCAAGCTCTTTACCACCACGAACGATAGTTTTCTTGAGTTTAGACTTAACGTAATTATCTTCCGCTTCTTTAAGTTCAGCAATAAGTTTAGGTAAGTCTTTACCCATCTTCGTAATCTCACGCATATAACCGAGCATACCACCGATCTCTTCTTTAGTAAAAGAATCTTTCTTTAGGTCATTACGAAGATTCTTATTCATAACAGCCATAAGATCTTTACCAGCTTGAAGAGCATTAACAGTTTCAAAGAACATCTGTCCAACATAATTGATATTATGCTCAACAAGCCAATTGATAGCTTCAATCATATCTTTAGTTGGTCTAAAGTCTGAATTAAGTTGAGCAACCTCAATAGCATAATCAAAAGCCTTTTGATCTTTTAAACCATTACGATGAATATATCCGTCTTCATCAGCATAACAATCAATAAACTTAAATATTTTATACATAAGCTCTCTATCATTATGCCAATCATTATATATCTTAGCAAGAACAGGAACTTTAAGAATCTGCTCTATATTAAGAATAATTTTAGAACCTTCAACTAACCATACATGTAATGCCATAATCAATAATTTTATCTGTTTTATTACGAGCAACAAAAAAGCCCGTACCAACTTAATGATACGGGCAAATATAAGAATTACTTCTTAAATACAAAACATAAGAATGACAAAATAAAATCTTTATAATAACTATTACTTTACCATATATTATTAGTAATCAAATTAATAGTTTCAGTTATTTCTCTTGATACAATAATATCTTCTTCTTAATCATCAGCATCATTATAAGCATCACAGCCAACACTTAATATTTTATTTCCGATGTCTTCATCAGGAGTAACAGTTACAAATGATTTTTTTCATAATTAATTTTATGGATTAATAATACAATCACAAATACAAATTGTAGGATCTAAAGTAGAACTCTTCATTGTAAGAATAATGTCTCCTCCCAAAGATCTAATATCATTCATCATAGTTTTAACTAAATTATAATTATAAGGATTCTGATATACCAGTTGACCACCGGTAAAATCGTCATTAATAAAAGTACTTCCATCAGACGTATAAGTAAACGTTTTAGGAGAATTACCAACTACTGTTATTTCAATAGTATCAATAAACCAACCTGTAGTTATAACAACTTCCGGTCTAAATGCACCTAAATTAAAAACACCAAAATAAGTATAATTAGATGAGAGTAATGCAGTCTTAGGATAATTAAATACAGCTTCTAAAGTTTTAGAAGATTCAGTATATCTTTTTTCAAAATCCATTCCACTAATAGTACCATCAATAATAAATCCTAAATCAATAATAGGATATAATACACCTGATTGAAAAATATCTATAGTTTTAGATATCCCCCCCCCAGCAACATTTAGAACTTCTTTTCTATTCGTAGATAAAGTCGTTTTATCACAAACAATATTTAATACATTATCATTTTGCCACGAATCAGGACTTACAGTAATAAAAGATTTTTTCATATAATATTAAATTACATTAATCATTATAGCTAAATTCTCTTGTGTACCAGTTGTTTTAATAAATATAGATATCACTATACCTCCAGTAGTAGAAGCATCACGCGCAGAATTTATCTTTGCAACAATTTCACTAAGCTTAGCAGGAGTTATATCTATAATAGATAATACTGTACCTTCATTTTCAGAATTAGGAACAACCTCTGTAGTAAATCCATTTAAAGCTATATCACCTAAATTATAACCCATAGAGCTAAGATTTATAGAACTAATCACAGGATTATTAAATTCAACTTGTAACCTAGATACATTTTTAATAATAAATAGATTCGTTGAGCTTAATATAAAATTAGCAAATTTTACATCAAACATCAAAGATGTAATAGCACCATCATGATGTAATCTATAAGGTTCTTGTATATTGGCATTAGAAAATATATATCCACAATCAATATAAATATAAGGATTAGGACCTTGTTCTATTGATACAGATTTAGTAATACCCCCACCCTCAACCTTAAATGTAGCATATCTACTAACATAATTCTCATTTTTATCAGCATTAACAGATAAAGTTCCATTATTTTGACCTGTATCTGGAGTAACTGTTATAAAAGCTTTATCCATAATTATATGTTAATTTTTAATTTTTGAAAATTGTCTCATAAATTCACAAATTTGAGTAGCATAAGCATCTACAACATATTCAATATCATTCGCATAATCTTCATTAGCTTGAACAAATAAACAGTGAACATACTCATGCCAAAACGTTTGAGTTCTTATAGAACTAGGAATATCTTTACTTCTATCTCTAAGGATAATATAGATTAAACCAAGAACGTGATCAGAAACTCCATATTGTATTCCTTGAGTAGATTGATAAGAAACCTCAGTCATATTATAGACTCTATAGATAACTGAACCAACCTTAAAACTCTTAGGATAATCAGTATTATATCCCCAATCAAAAGTAGAATCATCCCACCAATGAGTAAATAAGAAACTCAAATGAGCCATCGCAATATCATCAAGATGAGCTTTTTTGCCATTAGGAAACTCAGCATTTAAATTAAGCTCATAAGCAACAATAATAAAGAATGCTCTAACAAGTTCTCTAAGAGATGCAGTTGAATCTAAATCATCATTAATTTGTATGATACGTTTATCAAAATCAATTTCAGTAGTTTTGACATCAGCGTGTTTAGCTATATAATCAAAAGAACTAATCTTAAAACTGACAGATGTTACTTTCTCATTTAAATCAGTAGAAAGAAAAGGATTAAGAAAAACTGTTTTCATATTAGAATCAATAAAGTTAGAAATACAACATTAAGACCAATAGAAACACCACCGATCTTAGCCCACTTAGCAGAACGACGCATATACTTCTTAAGATCTTTAATCATATCTTTATTACTCTTTTCTAGTTCAACAATAGATTGCTTATAAACGTTCGCTTGATTCGTAAGAGTATAAAGAGTATGTTTCAAACCATCAATAAGAGTATCTTGCTTAACAATAATGCTCTTTAAAGATTTACATAAAGCTGCATCATATTCACCTTGTTTAAGGAGAATTGCAATTTTACGATTATCTTCAAGAGTATATGTAATAACAGTATCTTTAGAGACTTTCAATTCTTTGCCGTATATATCGAGCGATGCTATCATCAGAAACAACATAAACATCAGAGAAGTTCTTAATATCTGTTTCATATTTAATTATAGTTTTATTTGTATTAGCTTTGAGACTATCTATAAGACGTTCTTGTTTTATAGCGTAATTCTCCAAAGCAGAAATAACCCTACCAAGAGAATCCAAAGTATGATAAGAAATATCGGTTGTCGGTATTCGTTCTTCTTCATTACATTGAATAATATTAGTAAAACATAGAGCTAAAAAAAGGAGTGCTATCAACACCCCTTTAAAATCTATTTTCATAATTTGAACTCTTTAATATTAGTAAGAGTATAAGTAAAAGAATTACCATATAAATCTTTAGCCTTATTTACCAATGGCATAAATTTATCTTCATAATCTCTAACAGATTCAAAAACTTGACAACCAGCAGAATAAAAACCGATAGTACGAATAATTTTCCACTTAGAAGCACGATGTATATTAATACCAGCCATCTCGTAACTAATACGACCAGATAAATCAAGTTTATTATCTCGGTTATTATCACGATAAAGTGGAAGAGGTTTAACTTGAACAAGTGCAGGATAATCGCCTTTATGCTTTCCAATTTTAAAGGCATTTCTAAATTGACCTTCTTTTAAAATAGCACAACCTTTAGAATTTATAGGTTTAATCAGATTTAAATCAGAAGGATCAGTAGTTATTGAAAACCAATCATAAGTCCATTTACCATTCATCTTAGGATTAGCATCATTAGCTTTGTAGAATACGAGAAGAAGATCATTAAATGTACCTGTATCAACAGTGTTACATCTAATACCCCAAATGTTCAGATTGTAGTTACCTTTATCAAAGATAGCAAAATCATGAACTTTAGCAATCTTACGAAGAACGTCAATATTAGTCTTAGCTATGACATCATCATAAGTAATTAAAGCATTCGTTAATTCACTCATAGTCACTTGATATTATAATTAAACAAATTGGTATTTGCTTTACGTTCTTTATTTAATTGAGCAAGTCTATAATCACAAATGGCTTTAACCTCAGCTTTAAGGTATTTAATATCAACAAAAGTAACAACCTCTTCATGTGGCATATCGTCAGGAATCAAAGGATTCTCAATAGTCCTAATATGACAAAGCATATTACCAAGACATTTAAAGCCCCATTGTTCAATCAAATAATCATACATACTTAATTGAAGAGAATAATGAATACCAGTAGAATCCTGTAAATGATTTATAGGAAACAACATAGTTTCATTAGTAACAATGTACTTATCCAAGTCAATAGTACCATCTGCTTTCTTAGCCCAATATCCACCTTCAAATCGAATAGGTGCTTTATTAGTTTTCCAATCAAGAATAAAGAACTCATCACCTTTAATGAATAGAATATCAACAAGACCTGAAATCAAATATTCTGGATGATAAACACCAATCTCAGCATAGATCTCAAATCCCATAGAAGTCATATCCTTAATAAACTCGTAAATTTGAGGATACCTATCAGCAATACCAACAACTCGAAAATAATCAAGATCGAGTCTGCCATAACTATGAGTTCTTATAATATCATCTACTGTATAAATACGACCATCGATAAAACCATTCGCATTTAAATAGTAGTTGTTACATCTTTTCACGCATTGTTCTAGGAAATTATGCTTTTCAGTTCCCTTAGCACAAGCCTTTTCAGTTTCAATCTTCCATTCAGCAAGAATTTGTTTAACAGTCTTACCTCTATATCGAATATATTTACTATAATTTCTATGAGTAGGAGGAACAGGACGACTACCAATATTAGCACAAGCTTCAGCAATAGCTTTCCAATCCTTTTGTTCTACAAACTTACCAATAATAGTAGTAGTAGATATATACTCTCTATCAAGAGCGTCAGTATATTTATGCTTTTCCTCGTCGAAGAAGATCGGCAAGTCTCTGGGTATAATCTGCGTCATAAGCTGCTTTATCAGTAAGTTTAAGGAATAGCTTCTTTCGTAATCGTTCATAGAACGCTTTGTGACGTTCTTTCATATATTCATATGGTAAAGAAGTCATCTTATTAAAATCAAAACCACATTCAGCATAAATATCATAAGTTTCAGGATGAATCCAATGTTTACCAAAGGAAGGTATTTCAATCTCTCTATCCACACGTTGCATTGCAGTAAGAATAGACATCCACTGACTATCTGCAATATCATTTAGAAAACGTTCAAAATCTTCTTTATTACGAATAAATGTAAGAAAGTCTCTACACCAAATCTGTTCGGGAGTATAACGTTCAATAAAATGACGACCTTTTTTGGTCTTATAATACATCTTAGTAGGTTCCTTTCTTTTACGATCTACAACTGCAACCATTTTCTCATAAAGTCTCGTGACTTGAAGAGGAAATAACCTAGCACCTTTAGCCATAACAGAATTGGATTAATAAATCACACCACCAATTTGATTAAGAGAAATAAGATTACATTCCCAAAATTCAACTTTACCGTCTTCACCAACAACAAGCTTACTACGATCTTTAAGACCCGGACGATTCTCAATAAGTTTAAAGTTATTATCACCACCAAGAACATCAATAAGCTTTTTGTCAAGATTTTTAATCTTATGACTTAAAGGTACACTTTTACCGCCATAAGACATATCGAGAACAACTTCACGTCCAAGCATATCCGGCAGAACATTGTCAGGAATAGCGATACAATAAGTAGCTTTAGGAACTTCTCTATCAACTTTCATAACATCAGTTACTTCAAGCGGAGACATCTTATATTGATTTGCAATAATAACTCGACCTTCGCCAACCTTAATATTACAAAGAGAACCCGGCGCAACACAAGCTGTTTTAAGATTATTCTTATCAGCTTTAATAGCTTCGATTTTAGTTTGAATTGAATCCATAGTTTAAATAATTTACTTTATAAGATAATCAATGTTAATAGGCACAATCTCATAACCTCTACAAAAACCTGCGTCAGTATAAAAGGTAATATTATACAACATTAACGTAGCACTAACTGTAACAGCGTACATAGTAGTAGGTTTAAAAGGAGGACGGTCTTCAAAAGAGCAAATGACAAAAACGGAAAACCTTTATCCAACACGTCCTCAATGTGAAACAAAGTATAAAATGAGAGTAACAGAATTACCATTAGTAAAAATAGGAGTACCAACAATAGCAGCGATGTCTTCAGTTACAGCAGTAGTCAGTACTCCCGACTTCATTATGAGTAAAAAGCCACTCACAAAGATATGAATAAATTGGATATTACAAGGGATTACTTGAATATCTTTTTCTAAACCTTATATTTTTCTGTTTCAAAGGTAGTATTCAATAGAAATCTCAATAGTACTAGCGTCTTCACCCGGATTTGCAGCCACGCACGCAGTGCCTTGTTCTTCTAAATGCTTCGAATCAATATGCAAAGCATTCGCAGTACTACCACATTCATACCTTTGTCTATATACACGCACGCACGTGTGCGCTATGCAGAGCTTTGCGATATATATAAAGATATATATAAAGATTACCAAAGGTAATATCAATGACAATATTACTACTTCAAATTCGTCCGTCCGTAATAGGTATTTTAATTATATTCAAATAAACCTCTTATCACCCTCCAATACTCACCTACTCATATCCCCTCTTATTACCCCCTATAGTCCCCCTCTTTTCTCCCCTTTTCTCTCCCTCTCTTTTCCTCCCTCTTCTCTCCTTTACAAAGCACCCCGAAGCTACTTAAAATAGCTTTAAATATAATAGTATTACCTTTAGTAAGTATATGCCCTTCTAAGTTCCTTTAAGTATCTTTAGTAATACTTAGAGTAACATTAAGTAAACTTAGAGTATATATAGGAGTTCCACCCCGCTCAATGCAAAGTGCAATAAAGCTACGAAAAGCATTTGTAATACTTAGAGTAACAATAATATCTTGAATAGCTTTGCAACTACCAACTCTCGGAGCTTTGTAACGATCAGCAGACCCCAGTAGGGAAGAAGGACTGGTCACGCGCGGAACGTCTGCATCATCACCCGTATTATCAGAGTTGGTATAAGCATCTTCAATATATTTTGAATAAGCATGAGTAAGATTCATAAGTTTTGCAGTGGTAGAAGTATCTTTAGTAATACTAGAATAACCATGAGTAATAGCAAAATGTTGCTCCCTTCCACACCTATTTCCCTACTGGGGATTACAAGGCTCATCAAAGTTATTATAAATACCGGTAGTATTAATACTATTACTACTTAGAGTAACTCTGATATTACTTGTAATATTATCTGTAATAGAATCAACGTTACCACATTTCGGCTTACATTTTTGGCAAATTATATACTGAATTTTGGTGATGCTTGTGCTGATTGTATTAATGTTACTCTAATTAATCTTAAAGCTAATGCAGATTATATTGAGTATGCTTTTAGTATTACTCAAATTACTTTGAATATTAGCAGGGCTTCTTATTCAATTCACATTGCAAATTCTAATACTCGGATTTGTATACAGAGTGCTTCAAGTGCTTATTCTAATTCTTTTGATATTGCAATTATTTAAAGTATTCTGCATAGTGTCGGGGCGATTAATTTAATTCACATTGCAACTTTTATTACACTGGCTTGTTCTCATTGTTCTTTTATTGCAAATTATAAGGCATTTTCTATTTACATTTCTATTAGTTGTTCTTGAACTTTTAGTGGCACTGTTTGTAACTTTGAATCTTACGGTGCTTCTGTTGGTTTTGGTTTTGATAATTCTAAGGCTTCTGTTAGCTCTATTGCATGGTTTATTCTCATGATTCTTTTATTGCAAATTCTAAAACATTTTCTATTGTTATTACAATTATTAATTCTAAAACTTTTAGTAACAGTGTTTATAGCTTAAACTCTTATAGTGTTTCTGTTGGTTTTGGTTTTGACAATTCTAAGGCTTTTGATGATGGTTGTTTTAATAGCTTTGAAGACGGTGTCATTAGTTATGATTTTAATATCATTGTCATAGAGGTTTAATAATACTATTTCTTAGGTTTTAGTAACGTAATTTATAGCTTTAATTCTTATAGTATTTCTATTGGTTTTAGTTTTAATAGTTTTGAAGTTTCTAATGATGATTGTTTTAGTATTTTTGAAGACGGTGTTGCTGAACTTTAGGTCGGGCGTGAGAGTTTGTGTGCGGGGACCTCCTTATACGACAGCACCCCCTTGTAATGCTTGGGGGGAATGCCCCCGTCGATGATTCATGAGGAATGATTTTCCGAATTGGAACTGCAATTTTCCATAGAGATGTTGCAGTTACAATTTCTATTACCTTACGACTATCTCCGCTTGATAGCATGGATTTAATTAAAATAAATATTAATTTTGAACCTCACGATCCTAAGGTGAATCGTATCTATCTTATGAATACAATGATTAATGCTCCTGAAGTTAAGAAGATGAGTGCAATCGTATTAAATGCAATTGCTGTTCTTAAAGACACTGAAGATTATCAAGATCGTTATCTGATTGATTGCAATGATCTAGAAGGTAATACTATTGAACGCTTGTTCATTGGTAAGAAGATCTTTGATAAGATTGATGGTCTTGTTGGTAAGATCATTGATGTAGTCTATAAAGATTGCATTGCTGATGTTACTCAGTATATTGATGATGAAGACATCAATGAAGAGGTGAAGTTTCACACGACTACACACAAGCAAGTGGTTGATGTTGTTAAGACTAATGATATTAACTTGTTGATTGCTTGTGCTAAGCATGGTATTAAGGATATGTATAATGAATTAAAAGAGTTAAACAAATGAGAGTATTAAAGACGTTATTGAAGTGCATCATCATATTGGTGGTGCTCTTCTTATTATCAGCTGCTGAGAGTTTAGCTGATTGGTTTGCATCAGTTATTGATGGTGATGTATTTATTGGTTGCATTATTGGTGCAATTATTGCAGTTGTTGTGCTATCTATTATTAAACCTGATAAATTCAATTAAGCTATGAGTGATTACTATGAAGTTAATGGTGAAGATTCTATCGAGATTAATCCTTTTACTGAGGCATTATTAGATGAATTAGAATCTTAATGTGTTAAGAGTAGTGCTATTAGTGCTACTCTTATTTTTTTAAGACCCTACAAACTCCGTCTAATCAACACGACTAAACCCCTTATTGTAATTGGCGGTCGTGGTGATCGTCCTAGAAATTCTAATACTTAAAGTTATGGCAGACGAATTAAAGAATCCAGTGAGACGTTCAGTTATCGGTGAAATTATCTCTATTAAAGAGATCAACAAAGATGACTTTAAAGAAGGTAAATTTCGGCATGATTGTCGGATTGTTCGTGTTGATCCTCTGAATGGTGCTCCACTTGTTGATGTTTACATCACTGATGATCAGTATGACAAATACGGTCTTAATGCGATTGTATTCGCAGGTAATGTTGTGAACTTCAGCATTGATGAGAATATTGCAGGTGAGACCGGTTATATTGATCCTGATACCGAAGAATGGACGTATCATACAAAGACATTCAACAGTTTTGCAGGTGCTGACAATGTTGGTAGCTTAGGTCTTATTGGTGTATTCGGTAAACTTGGTGTTGGTGCGGATATTGTTTCTGGCTTCATCAAGAACATCGAGACAGCTCGTAAGCAACGTGAAGCTGTTGCTAAGCCTAAAGCAGTTGAAACTGTTGCTACTGAACAAGCAGAAGAAGCTGCGTAAATTCCGTGAGGTGGTGCTGAGTATACTCTCAGTGCTGCCTCTTCTTTTTGTTACTTAATTAATCCGACTAATGATCATGAAATTACACGTTATTTATAAAGGTCAAACTGTTGATATTTCTTATGATTTACTTTGCATCAATACTGATGAAGTGAATATAAGATTCTCTAATTCAAATGCACAGAGTTGTAAATTTTTAGCACAATATCTTGAAGCTAATCTTTTTGATTACGTTCTTAAAGATAGAGAAGACTATAAGGAGATTGTCACACTTCCAGATATATTTGCACTTACTCTAAGTACAAAAGGTACATATCGTTCTCCAGTTGTTAAAGATAATCTCTATGATGCTATTATTAAACGCAGTAATGACATTGAGTTAGCTCATAATGCTGTTAGAGAATTTAAGCGTAATGTTAAGATAATTGATTCTAAGCTTGTTGATATGCAAGATGATTTAAGTAAATCTGAATATGCTCGAAGCATTGATAATATTACTAAAGAAATACTTGAATTTAAACGCTGTAAACAGCTTGAAGCCTTAGCATTAGCAGAAGAACATCTTAATGTTTCACGTGAAACAATACCGACAGTTGAGACGTTGGAAGTGGTTTACGAAGTATCGACGTTGTTCAAACTTGAAGACTTTGCGAAGCTTCTATATATTTACAGGTATTTGAAAGATCAATCGAAATTGTCTAAGAAATATCAGAAGGTATATGATATATTAGACAAATTAGAGAAGTATATGTATCCGGAATATGTTAAAGAAGTTGAAGCATTAGGACAGAATTTATTTGCTGAATTGCAAGAGAAAGCTGCGAAGTGGGCAGAGAATGAACCGAATATTAATGAGTGGATACGGGAGAAATGTAGGCAGTTTGGATTTGAGGTTAAGAGTGAGGATGAGAGTGAGGATGAGGAGTAGAAATGGGATTTATAACAGCATCTCCACAACCATTCGTAACAGCGTCTTCAAAAACGTCTTCAAAAACCGCGATGCGACTTCTAAGTATTGCAAATTAAAATCAAAGTATTTCATACAGAGAACCGAAAACTGTAAAAAGTTTAGAATTAACTGTATAAAAGATACAATTAAAAGCTTTGAATTTATATGCAAAATACTAGAAACAATGCAAAATGCTTCAAAATGCGAACCTGAATTTTTAAAGAATTTAGAGTAAGCATTAGAGTATATGCAGTTAAAAGACTCAAAGCGTTAGCACTAGATTCAGAATTAATTCAAATACTCACAAGCCTCAACCTTGAATATCAGAATTATTTGAATTAGAATCAGAATAAGTATTCGCAAAACTCTTAATATTTGCAATTGTATCAATGTTATATTCAGTATAATTAATGCAGAATAAAGCAATTTGAATATAATTAAGAGTATGGAGTATAGAGTATACAGTATTCAGTGAGCTATTAAATGCTTTAGAAATATTCGCAGAAATATTCGCAATAAATCCTAAGCATATTCAAAACAATTCACATTAACATTCCAAATATCAAAATACTTCGAATTAGCATCAATATGATTTGAAGTAAATTTAGATATTTTTAGATTAATTATTTAAGCTTTATAACTAATACTATATCTCATTGAATTTGTAATATTAGTTTCATTTAAAACATTAAGCGTATGGTAGTATATATTAAAGACCGAATAACAGATGAAGTCATAGCAGTAACTTATGATGTATTCGTAGTATATGGAAATGAATTAATATTCACTAAACAGAAAGCAACAAAAGCTATTGCAAATAGTTTAAGTGATTCAATATTATTCTTAGTACATAGAGAAGCAAAGCACTTTATCTCGTATTCAGCAGAAATTGATCAATCAATTGTAACATTAAATAAGAATTTAATTGCAGTTGCAATGGACAGTGGAAACATAGAATGTGAGAGAAACTATTTAGAGTATAAAAACCAATTAGAACAATGGAAACATGACATCGAGAACTCTAAGAATAGTTGTAACTGATATTGAAGCAGAATGGTTAGTTCCAGTAACAGCATCAATATCATGGGTAGATTACCAATTAGTTCTTAAATTAACATCGTTACGAACAAGACACGGGGTACAAGAGTTTCTTAGAAGAAACAACATACCTGTAACAGAATTCGTAGATGAAAAAGAATTAATAGTAGATCCAAGAGAATTACAAGAAGTATCTATAAAAGAATCCAATATAACAACAAAGGAGCTTTTAGAGAGACTGAATGACGATGAGTATTAATCTTAATATTATCAATAATGGTTATAAGATTAACTATAGTATGCGTAAGGCATAATGTGACAATGGAAATATTGTGTCACAGAGATACCGAATGTATAGTATCAGATAAAACAATAGAAATAAAAGCAACATCAGATAAAGTAAGAAATAAAATCAAAGATTTTTGTAAATTCGCAAGAATAAGTGTAAAAGAATATCCAATTATTCATAAACTTGTAATATCAAGAGAATCAAAGAAGATATTCGTAAAGACTTTTAACAATCAGTAGAGCTTTCCAATCCCCAGTAGGGAACAAGGACTGGAAGGAGCAGCATTCAGCATCCCTATAGTAATAACTTTAGAAATGGAAGATTATTTTACAACAGAAGAAATAGTAGGAGCATTAGTATTCATATTTTTAGCAATTGTACCTCCATTAATATTGGAGTATCGAGAGAAACATCGTAAGTAGTATTAATATTAATATTTAATAATTATGACATTTATAGGATTTTTAGCTGTAGTATTAATATTATTTCTATTATTCCGTTTGTATATATACAATCTCGAATCAGAAGAACGTAAAAAGAAATATGAGAAGAAGCCTATAAAAATTAATGAGGAATCTCATGTTCAATTTCATTATTTTGATGAAGAGGATGATTGTATAGAAGATTATGAAGAATATACGAATCGTATGCAAGAAATATGGGGATATGATCCGTATAATGTTGAACCAACAGAAAGTTATTGTGAAAGAGCAATACATATAGAATAATATTAAATTGCATTACCATTATGAGAAAGAAACTTCTCACAACCAAAGAAATTAAAAGATATATCAAGACACATGATACGATAGAAGAAATATTGTATTGTTTAGTGTTTTTCTTAGTACCATTTGTATTTTACTTAGCAGCACATTTCAAATATCTATTTGATTATGTGGATGATGATGAACTTCAAGTGTACTTAGAAGCTGAAAAGAGATATTCAGCAGCAACAAGAATATGGTTATTGGCAATAATAGCAATACTCTTAGTAATACTGATAGTAAAGATTTGACCGCCATATATTGAGAATGAGCCTTTGTTTAATGGAGATGACCTCTCGGTTGTCTCCATATAATTAAGGTCACAGAAGACAAATTCAAACGTTTTAAATGGCATTTTCAAGTCTGACTTCCGGTATGGTGAAATCGGTTATAAATAAAAGTAAACGCAAAATTTTATGTTTGTAATAGTAACATCAAGTGCAAAATCAGATATTGAATCAAAGAAATGTGTATGTTTAACTAAAGTAGACAAAATAGAAACATACTTTGATAAAACACGAGTTACGTTCGCATCATTAGACGCAAAGAATGATGCAGAATATGAATTAGAAGGAGCAGATGTAAACTATGAATTTGTGACTTCATTAACATTAGAATTTAAACAAACACAAATAATCGCAATAATACCTTAAAAGATGTATATACAAATAAAATCAAAATTATGTACAACATCAGTAATTGCTGTTGTATCTATGAAAGAAAAAGATCTCAATGAGGTAGAAATAAAATTCAAAGATAAAGAAGCATTAAAGTTAGCAAGACTAAACTTATCTAACATAGGTTTAACTGTATCCGAACGTGTGTTTAGAAGAATGAGAATAAAAGGATACAAACAGTTATTAATTAAATAAATTGTAATTATGGAAGTACAAGTATCACAAGTGAACAAAGCAACCGTTAAAGATGTTATTAGTATTCGTAGTAATGATGCTAATAGCGCAGTAGTTGTATTTAAAGATGCAGCAGCATTTAATACAGCTAAAAAGATATTATCATCAGCTAAGATGAAGTTTACACCATTACATGTAACACCAATGATGTATCTACCACAGGGTACTGCATTGCTTGTAACAGTATGAGTATATGGAATATTCTAAAAAGTTTCTATCTCAATTTAAAGTAGATGCAACAAACTATACGTATGTGCCAGTTGATAATCAACCACACGTAGTACCACTTATAAGAAAAGGTACAACAAAAAAGTTTGAAGCATTGGTATATGCAGAAGAATCATCTTTACGAGCATTCCAATGTGCAGCAATACAATGTGATTTAAAGTTATTACAAGATTGTCAAGGGTGTCGATGTTTGCCGGGTGGACGTAAAGATGGAAAAGCCGTAGTATTTAAAATAGAATATATTTATCAAGTGCATGAACAGTGATATATTTAAACCTAGCTTACTTCCAGATAAGGATAAGATCGAGTTTGTAAAGCTAGTGCAGCAAGAGTACAAATACATAGGTTCAGTAAAATATAGACCGAGTTTAACATTATGGCAATTTAACATAGAAACGAGAGAATTAAAATCCGCAAAAGTAACAGTTAAAGAGCAATTAGTATGGACGTCTAAAGGTGATTGTATTAAGAAGACACGTAGCGTCATTTACGAGGACAAATGCGTTTACATGTGGGCGTTAAATAGAAAGAACGCTGAAAAGAAGATCCTCAGAGTTATTAACAATGTAATTAGAAAAAGACAAGAGAATCAATGATTGTACATTTTATTATTTTATGGTTTACAGTAGCATTACTAATTGTATTAGTTATGTTTTTAGTGGATTCAATAGGTTATACGTATCATCACCTAATGAAAATGGTTTGGTACGTTCAAATGATGATAGTATTAATGTTATCATTATTCATTTTAGGTGGAATAGTATTAATTGCATTCGCACTTGAATCATTTTGTTCAGTTGTAGGTCTATTGCAAGACGTATCTGTAACTGCATTATCACCGAGATAAGTGTTTGATTATTAGGTTAAGTCAAAATTAATGCTTATCTTTATAGGCTTTATGATGTTTGAGTTTCAAACGTAGTTATTAATCTATTTATTAATCTTTCTTATTATATGGCGAAAAAGGAAAATCTAAAGACATTTGTTATTCAACAAAGTGATATTGATAAGGCTATTAATTATCACTTAGATAAAGGCGGTAAAGATCATAGATATCTTGCTGATTGTTTAGAGCGTGAAATGTTTTACAGTTATTGCTGGGAAACTATTCATCGTTCTGTTCGTCCGTGGGATGGCTTTCGAAAGATATTGAATACTGTTGTTGATAGTTTGTTTTGTGATATGCCTGCGATTACAATTAAAACAATTGCAATTGACGGTGCTATTACGTTCCGAACTGCTCAATGTAATGGTGTGAGATAATGAGTGGTGAATGCAGTAATTGCGAATCTAGACAGCGTAGGGGTAATGATCCTCATTGTCTAGTTTGTATTTATTTCAATCCTGCAATATTTAATAAAGGTTTTACTAATGTTAAATCACAGCATTTTATTACTAAAGTTAAGAAAGCAATTGAAGATGCTAAAGTATTCAGAGATAAGGCTAAGATTGCTGATTTACAACTTAAAGTTAAAGATGTTGATGAAATTCTTAATTCAAATGATAATTCTCGTATATTTCAAGAGATATTTGATGATAAGAAAGAGCATTGGCAAAAACTTGGACTTAATGTTGCAGATATATGTGGATTTGAAGATGCACATAAAGAAGTTTCTGAAGTTCATGAAAGTGATAAAGGTAATTTCTATTTTACATTTCCATGTTCTATAAGACTTAGAAATAAATATGTTCGCATTTATGGAACTGATATTTCGACGAGAGCTGCTATTGAAAAGATGTACCCTGATACTGATTATATTCAATATGATTCTGTAGAATGGAATACTCCTAATAAATATACTCGTCGTAAACCTTGTGATTGTTATACAGAATGGATATAGAAAAAGCTTTTGAAGTTATTCAGAATAATCTTATTGTTACTAGAGAACGTGAGAATTGTATGACTAATAATTGTCCTTGCTGTGGTGAACATAAATTTAGTACCAATATTAAAAGTACAGTTAATAGCTGCTTAAATTGTGGTTATACAGTTATGCTTAATAAAGGTCATATTGAGAGGTTTAAAGGACAAGGTGTATTTGCATTATCTCGTGGCGATAAAGGTGGTATCTTTTCAATTGTTGAAGGTGGATGGGAAGCCGCAATTGAAACACTACCTAAAGTTGTTGCAGATGCTTTTGGTTGTACAATTAATGAACTTGATTATTGTATTCTTCATTCTGTTAAAGATGATAAAGTAGTTACTATTGATTTTAAAGGTATGCTCTAAGCTCCGCCCCGTTCCAGTCCTATCTCCCTACTGGGGTCTGGAAATGCT